TATTATTACCATCATAAATGTGTAATTCTATATTGTCTTCAGGTTTACCAAATTTTCTATTTAGTATTTTTGTTTCTCCTAAATCAAAGGGGGTGTTATATGTTTTTTCTAATTCGGCCATATTCTTATAATGGTTCTAATAAATACCCAGCTGCTCCTGTGCTTCTTCCTGAAGGGTAAGAATTCTTATCTGTCCAGTGTTTTTTAAGTATTCTATATTCAGTTCCTGAAAAATCAAATATTTTTAATGTTCTATATTTAGGGTTGCCTTGAGGTCCTAAATTAACGCATATAAGATTTGTAGTTGGATTATTTACTGATGGGTGAGGTAATTTCCTTAAAAAACAATATATTGGTTTACCATAATATTCTGGTTTATAATACCAAAAATTTGGACTTGAAAGCATTCGACTTGTATTTCCACTATTAGGAGCATATAACATAACAGTTCCATAAGTAGATAATGTTTGTGTTGAATCATCTATTCCATCATTATTTTCATCTGAACCAACAGGAGTAGGTGTTACTTTTTCTCCTACTGTTGGCCATGTATCTCTATTTTCGTCTAGATCATCAGTTCCATCTGGTTCGTTTAATTCTATTTTAGGTATAGTAATTTTATCTACACTACTAAATTGAGTTAAATTATTTGATACCGCTGCTCCTTTCATTGAATTATTTAATAAGGTGCCATTTAGGTGTTCTATTTCATCTTGTAAAGCTTCAATAGTAGCATCTTTAGGATCTATATAGTTATTTAAATATTCTCTAGATCTTTTCATTAAAGCTTCATGAGATTCTGATCCATCTTTTGGTATATCAAAAAATAATGAATTATATAAATTAAAAAATGTTTCTAAATCTTTTTTATTATTTTGAGTAAGTTCTGAAAATTCTGTTTCTACTTCGTCTTTTACTCTTTTAGAACCATATGCTGGTTTTTCTAATACTATTAAATTTTCGTTTGTTGATGGTTCCCCCCAACTTTTACAAACCCAATCTTCTCTAATACTTGCATTAAAGTTATTACAATACCCTTTATTATTAAAATAACAATTACTACATTGTCGTGTTAATCCTTCAGGACTAGGTTTACCTCTACCATCTTGATAACTATCAGGTAATGAAGGAGATATTAATTCACCTCCTGGATATCTTGGTTTATTATCAGGTTTACTTGTAAGAAAACGCCCATATTCTTCATTAGCATTAACTGCTGCTCTAACACTTTTCATTATACCCCCAAACTTATATGCCATTATCTAATTACTTTAAACATATACTTGTTATCATATACTGTTGTTCCATCATCATTAACATGTTTAAATAATAATCTGTAGTATCTTTCTGGTTGGAAAGATTTCATATATAAATTAAAATACATTCCATCATTATCAGCACTTAACTTAGTAAAATTATCATCAAAAGGGATAACTTCTTCTTCTGTATAAGCATCTCTTACACTATAATATGATTCATATGTTAAATATCCTGGATTTAAATAATTTGAAGAAGAGGCAAATTGTCTTGTTGGGTATTTGTTTCTTACATGTAATCTAAATTTTGCAATTTCGTTTTGATTATATTCTTTTTTATTTCTATAAAGTGAAATATTTAATTCTCCGTTTTGTTTAGCTTGTGACGTGTAATTATGGGTACTATCATCCCATTTAAAAACTAATCTTGGTGGGTATATTGTATGAGTATCCGATGAAAAATATTTCATTGCCCCATGACTAGTAACAGTAGATGTTTCTATTGAATTAGGTTTTTTAATTAAAAAACCATTATTATATATTCCTGTTGGGTATGATTGATTTGCAAATAAACTGGCACTATGTTTTTGTACTATTTCTTTTACTTCTAAATTTGTATCTAATATCTCCCCATCTAAAAATTGTTGAGTAGCATAAAAACCACTACCTGTATACCAACTCCCCCCTCCTGCTGTTATTTGTGATGAATTTATAGATCCTGTAGTAAAAGCTGCAAAGCTTGTTTTTTGCCATTCTGTTCTATCATTTGTATCATCTCTATATAGCCAACTTGTTCCGTTAGATGATGTTACTCCATGTTTTATATCTAAATACCTCTCAGATCCTTGTTCCCATGATTCGGATACAGCATATGCATTTATATTAAGAACTGTTGTTAAGCTTTTATGTTCAGTAGACATTAATTGTAAACCTACTGATGATTTTGTAATTAAAGGATCATTAAAATTAGAATGTCCTATAGTATTAGCTATTACATCTTTTATTTCTTCATTTTTAAACTTTAAAAGTATTCTTGAAGGGTAATATAATCCAGTTGTTATTGATTTTTCTTTTGCTAATTCAAGAATTTCATCATGCCCTGTATTAGCGCTAACACGGTCAGGATGACTGTATAATGTTGTGTCTTTCTCTGGGTATAAAAAATAGTATGCCATATTAGTATGTTATTACTTTACCCGAAATATCATTATCGGGGTATTTTAATTCGAATATACTTGGGTCTAATGAAGGATATAATATATCTTTTTTAGTTGCTTGTACAAAATCATATTTATATTGAGCATATCCTTGAGTTTCACCAAAAATATTTTCAAAATTTACTGATTCTACTGTTTGGACTCCTCTGACTGCTCCTATTAGATTTTTTACTTCTGATATAATAATAGGTTGGTTTATTTGCCATTTATCTATGGTAAAAAAATCTTTTATTTCTGCAATACATTCTAATAATACTTCTTCATTATTATAATTTTTAAAAGCTGTTATTTCAAAATCTAATTTAAAATTAATTACAAATGCATTTTTTATATTGATAGCATCTGTTAACATTCTATATTGTTCTAAATAAGTTGCTAAATTGGTTTTTGTAGCTACATTTAAAGTAGTTAATTTTTTACTTTGGTCATATCCTAATGTATATAAATTTAAAGCTAAAGGATTAGGAATACGATTAGGCTCTGTTGTTAATGGAGTTATTTGATCATCTTGAGTTATATAAGCTTTTGATATACTACCAAATTTAGAAGGCATAGATAAAGTTCTAATTAAGTAATCATTTTTTGTAACTGTTCTTTTTTGAGCAGCGAAATGAGCCATTGTATTCATTCTAATTTCTTCTGTTGTTTCTCCTGAACCCCCTCCTCTAGCAGCTTCTACATTATTAGATATTAAAGATTGTTGACAAAAATCTGCTAATCCTACATTTACGCCAGGATTTGTTACCATATTTAATGTTCCTTTTTCAGTTATTGTATTTGAAGCTACATTAGCACTTAATCCTCCTCCTACTATATAAGTTACTGTTAATTCTGTGTTAGATGGTATTTGACCGTATGCTCTAGTGTATAAAAAGTTAGAAGGATCATAAGCTATGTCTAATGATTTTCTTCCTTCTTTTATTCCTAAACCTATATTATCTGGGTTTGGAATTATTTCTTCATCTGCTTTATCACTTATACCTGCTCCAAATTGAATTTGTAATGTATTGTCTTCTTTAAAACGTGTTACATATCTTCTAGGTGCTTTTTTTAATTTTAAAAGATAAGGAGTTTGATTATTATAAGCATGTAATTCAGGATCGTTAGCTGCATTATTTGCTTTTTCTTCAAATATAGTGTCTTGAGCTAAATAAGGTACTTCATTCCAATTATTACCTTCTGAATCTACCATAGATTCTACACTTATAATATTTTGGTCAAATATTGTTACTGTTTGGAATTGTTTAGCTGCCCCTATTGTAAATTTTTGTGTTTTTCTGTCTGCAGATATAGCTTTTACTGTTTTCTTTAAAAGATAATATTCAGGGTTATTTGAACTATCATATTGATATAAATCTACTTGTGTAGGGTTTAATGAACTTGAAACATTAAAATCTAATGTTTCCTGAGTATAAAATGTTGCTCCCTCGGTTGATCTAAAAGTAGAATTTTCTTGTAATTTTAATGCATATGTAAAATCAGGAAGATATGTACCCCCATTATTTTGTGCAGGAACTAAATGAAATATATCTAACATAACACTAGCTGCTGTTGTTACTTTTGGTGTATACCCCATAGCATATGCCATATTATATAAATTTTCTCTATCTTGAGCTACGGATAAAAAAGTTTCTTGAAGTTGAGTATCTGTATAAAAAGATAAGACATCTCCTACATAAGCCGCCATTTCTAAAAACATTAATCCTGGAGATCCTTCACTAAAATCTTTATGAGTTTCTGGATAATATACAGAAGCAAAATCAAGTAATTGGTTTTTAAAACCACTAAAAGATTTATTTAAGTATTTAACATCTTTGTCTTGTGATTTATTTGATACTTTATTATAAGCCATTTTATATCATTTATTTATTAACTAGCGTTTACTATTGCGCTACGTTTTATTATTTTAGGTTTAGAAGCTATTCTTTTTTTCCCATTACCACCTAACCATTCAGGAATTCCTACATTTAATTGTACAGCATCACTTTCTCCATTATATTTTATTCTATATGCTATCTTTACATAAAGTAAATATTCTGATTCTATAAATTCAGCTTCTACTCCTGATAAAGATATTTCTGGGATATAAAGATCAAATTGAGTTTTTATTTGTTGTTCTAATCCTTCTGTGTCTATATTTTGTTCAAAAAGTAAATTTTTTAATCCTACTCCAAAATTAGGTTTATTTATTAATTCTCCTTTAGCAGTCATTATTACATGAATTATATTACTTTTTACTTGTTCTTTAAAAGTTTGAGTCCCTTTAAAAATACCCCCCTCCATTAAAGGAAAAGCTACTCCAATAGTAGTATTTTTATTTAAATCATCAGGATGTATTTTAGTAATATCTAACACTTATTATCTCTTTTTTTTATTATCTATTGCTTGCATTAATGCTCTATAATCTCTATTTACAACTTTTTGTACAGGAGCAGGCATTGCTTCTACAGGTACTCCTGGAGTACTTCCCCTTTCCGTGTTTGTATCTCCTTGAGCTGTTTCGTTTAGAAGGTCATTTAATGCTGAATTTTTTGTAAAATTTACTGGTTTTTTTATAGGTTGTGTACCCATAATTTTTTCTCTTAAAGAATTTTTTGCTGATTCAGGCATAGGATTATTAGGGACTTCTACCATTCTTTCTTTATGCTCTGTAATTGTTGGTTTTAATTCATCACGTAAATCTTCTTTAAGTGATTTAATTTCTCTACGTAACGCATAATCGATTTCTTCTCTAACTACTTTTCTAATTAGGTTTTCAAAAGTTTTTGCTTTCATGTTGTTAATTGTTGTTTGTTATAAATATAATTATTTTTTAAATTTTGTATGTTTTATATCCTATTTGCTGGAAATCCGCTCTTTTTAAAGATTCAATTACTTTAAAATTACCTCCTGCTGTTAATCCATCTAAAGTTGATTTATAAAGATCTGTAAGTAGTTTGTCTTTATTTGGATCTTCATTTAATATAGGATCTATAGTTGTTTGGAGATCTTCATTAGGAAATATGTCTTCTCCTATTACATTACACATATTTAAGTATTTTAAATATAGTGCTTCTAATAATTGCATTAAAAATTTTATTAATTCATGCATTGCAATAATAGATACAATTACTGCTGCTACTACAGCTATAAGTTTTATAGCAAAATTTCCTATATTTGCTAGTGTTTGGGGTAATGTTCTGGCTACGTTTATCATTTTAACTACAAACATATCGTGCATCCAGGCTACTGCTTTTAATAATTTATTAAAAATTCCTCCTGTTAACCACATTAAAGGGATTACTAAAATTATTGCTTCTAATACTAAAATAGCTATTACTATGTATACTACTACTGTTAGTATCTTTTTTAGTATACCTCCTACTTTCATTATCATTGCCTTAAAACCTTCTCCCTTTTTAATTATAGCTCCAAATTTATCTCTTATACTTCCTATTACATTATCTCCTGTGCTTAATAATCCATGTAGTATGTTATAAACTTTTTCCATTGCTGCTTGGGCAGCTTTACTACATGCTGCATTTTTAAATTTTCTTATTAATTCTTCCTTAGTAGGAATTCTACTCATTATTTCTGCTTTTATTTCTTCTATCTTTTCCATAGCCATTTCTCTTACTTGTTGTTCAAATTCAAGTAATTTTTGATTAGCTATTTTTAAAAGTAAGGCAAATATAGCTGCTGGGTCAGGTTTTGCAGGAAGGTTATTAAGGATTATTCCTAAAACTCCTCCAGGCATAAACATTTCTGCTTCAAAATGGTCTATTGATTTTGGATCTTGTGACATATTATACTAATTTAACGTTTTTACTTTTTATATTTTTTATATCTTTTCTTAATGATTCTAATTCTTGTTTTAATGTAGCAAAACTACCTCCTTGTCCCCCAGGAGCTGAATATACACAATTACTTTTATATTCAGCTTGTAAAAAATTTAATAATTTAACTTCTAAAAAACTTAATAATCTATCTAACCACTGTTCTGTTCTATCTCCTAATAATGCAGGTTCTGTTGGTGAGTCTTTTCCTCCTTTTAAACCTAAATGAATATTGGGAGCATTAACTATAAATTTATTATTAGATTCATTAGGTCCTGTGTCGAAATTTATTGTTCCTTTTGTATTAAAACCAATAGCTTTATCTGCAAATAAAAGGATAGCATCATCCTTAGCATTAAATAATAATCTGTCTGAATTTATTATTACTTGCTTTCCTTGATAAATATTTGGTTGTTTTGGTATATAAGTCATGTTTTATTTTTTAAAAACCGTATCCCGATCCTACATTAGTATTATCTTTTAATGCTACTACTTCTGGCCAATCTTCAGATCTAAAAGAAAACACACCTGTTTCTGTGTTTTGATATTTTTTAGGAGGTTTACTAGATGCTGTTTCTCCTTGTGTTTTTATTTCTTCTTCATATGCTTTTTCTGCGTCTTCTTTTTTCATAGATTCTACATGGACTACTCTTGGTTTAACACATTCTTGTCTTCCATCATGGTTTGATAACCACTGACTTGCTAATTGGTTTTTTACTGTTGGGTGTGAATCACTATCATAATGAATTAAATTATCATAATTTTCTATATTTACTTCAGATGCATCTATATATGTTAATCTTAAATTAATACTATGATCTACACGTAGCATGTTTGATGTTACTTCTGCTATTCTTTTATGTATAGTATTTAAAGATGTGTTAGGTTCAAATTCTATTTCTACTTTTTCACTATTAAACCTACCTGGTATATTTTTTACTTCCATAGTATATTTAGATCCTGCATTTGTATGTGCTTCATCTACATATATTTCTATTTCTTTTACTTCTTCTTTTAAATAAAGACTATTTTTAGGGATTAATCTTCCTTCTATTTCTGTTTTGTTTTTATCTCTTTCTCCTATTAATTCTATTTTACCAAATCCTAACCCTTCCCAATCATCTTTTGTATAACCAAAAAACCCATTTATATCTATATCAGCTATGTGTGCTAATTCTGACCAAACATTATCAAGAGCCATTGTTCTTACTGCTTCATCTAAATAATTTTTATTAGGATAATCTAAAAAAGGAAATTTTATAGATTCTACAGTAGGAATATGTAAAGTATTATTAAAAGGATCAACATGAGATCTAAAATAATTAGAGGAGTTTAACCATCCTATATTCATTGGTTTTTTAACTAACTTCATTGTAGGATTAATTTTATAAGATATTTTTACATCATAATAAACTAAAATTTCATATAATTTACTTTTAGTTATATAATGTGTAGGTGAATTCCTATCATCAGGATAATATGATTTTTGGCCTCCTTGCATTCTTTCAAATATTTCATAAATTGGATTTGAATTTACTGATAAAGGTAAAAAACAATGAACTCCAAATAAATAATCACAAAACATTTTTAATTTAAAATTTTCTGCCTCTTCATCTGTATTTGGTAAATTTTTGTAATAGATAATATCATCATCTTCTGGATCATCAACTTTTGTTGGTGAGTTTACTGTTTCATCTTCACCTGCTGCTGCTTGGTTTAATTCCTCATCAGTCATCTCCTCTGTTTGGTCTGCTTCTTGGTTAGCTTCTAATTGTGGTTGTGCTGCTACTTTTTCAATGTCTTCAGAACCAAAACTAGGCCATGATGTTATCCAAGGTTCTTCTGAATCAGTAAGACCTGCTACTTTAAGATCTGTTATTACTTGGTTTGAAGTCATATAAATAGAAGAATCATCTCCGTTAGGATCTTCTACTGTTGGTTCCCATCCTTTTATCTCTTCTTGTTCGTTTGCTGGGACTCTTATTCCTTTTTGACCATTACGTATTATAGTTATAGGGTCTCCTGTTTTTACATCTCCACTAGACCAGTGGTTTTTTACTGTTAATTTTTTACTGTTATTAGTAGAGCCAAATCTTATTGAATTTCCAAATCTTCCCTCTAACAAAAAATCTCCTTCAAATGGTATTAAAGGTTTTATAGCTAAACTTTCAGAATAATATAATCCTAAATCTATTCCTGTATCCCCATCTTCTGATCTTCTTTTTATATCACCCCCAGAAGAGTCATAATCATCATTTCCCGTTGAATTTATTTTAGCCATTTCTCCTCTAGTAGGTAAAGCATTATGGTGAGGATGGTTCCAAATATTTACAACAGAAGAGTAATATGTTGTTTTACTTCCATTAGCTCCTATTCCC